GGATTACTTCGCATACTTGGTATCGTTCCACCATTCGCAGGTCTTGACGTTAATATCTTGGACGACATTGCCGAAAAGACGAAAGCTATTGTGGAGTCTGATATCAGACAGAATGACCTATTAAAGTATTTGAAAGATCAGTTATGAAAATCGAAGTTATTGATAACTTTCTACCTGAAAAAGAATTCGGGGGATTACAATCTTATATGATGAATAGTGATTGCCCTTGGTTCTATCAAGAAGATGGTACTCTTAATCACTTGTTTTATTCTGCAAAGGGACAGTTACCGAGAGAAGATGAAGAGATTTGTGCAGCAACTGCAGTGATATTAGATCCTATTATGGTAAAGTTGGGTGTCGTTCAACCATATAAAGTTGAAGCATATTTTAAGGGTGGTATCACAAATTATAATAAGGATGTGAAAAGTGTTAAAGAAGTTGGTATGGTAAAAGATACTTATATAAGTGGGAGATCATCTATCAATACTAATAGTAATGATAAGGTTGCAGTGTTATTCGTTAACACTAATGATGGATACTTAGAATTTGAAGATGGTAGTAAAGTTCCTAGTGTAGAGAATACAATGGTTGTGTTTGATTATGGTATTAAATACAAGACAGTTGAAACTGTTGATGATTCAAGAAGAGTTGCGATTAACTTTACCTATGAATCACAAGAATTTAAAGTAATAAAAGTCAAAAAGGATTAAGCAAACCGAAAGATACTATAAAGAAACCCCCTTTATGGGGGTTTTCTCATATAAAATAGTGTGTAGAATTCAACACAATACATGTCAGGAGATTTTTTCTCACATAATGATCAACAACCACCTTTGCCTTGTAAAGCATCACAAGCAATGGATGATATTAAAGATTCTAGGTGGATCGATACCAATTATATACTAGAGATTGAAACTATGTTTGTTAACTCACGGTACAGGACTGGAAGTCCTATGCAAGACTGATATATTATTCAACTTTATATTCCCATATAAGCGCAAAAAAAACTCGGCACATTTTTTCGTGTGTAGGGTTTTTTTTAATATGAAGAAGTTGCTGCCTCACCACCATCAAATGTTCTTGTTGTAGAAGATGATAAAGTTGTAGTAGTAGTGGTGGTAGATGTATTAGTGGTAGTAGAACTTGTTGTCTGAGTTGTTGATGCAGTTGTATCTTCAGCGTCTTCAATTCTTACTGTTTTACTTCCAGGTCCATTATCGTAAGATACTATTGCTCCTAGTTGATTTAAGGAAATAGTTTCTGAACCAGATACATAACCTCTGGTGTCTAAGAACCTTTGAGCAACATTTAGTAAAGTCTTCTTATTGTTGAAATCATCCAATTCGCTGTGATATTCATATGCAAGTAATTCGTCAATTTCACTCAACATCTTGTTTACTAGTTCGGCAGTCGGAATCTTTATAAATCGTTTTTTGTCATTTAGGAAACTTTCATGTTCGTAGTTACTTACAGGGTATATTGACTGTTCCTTTGATTTTACGGTTCCATCAGGTAAAGTTGCTATAAAATCTTCATTTACTTCTATACCTTTTTCAAAAATTACTATATCTTCTTTTCCAGGAACTTCCCATATTACTTTTTGTGTTTCATAATGATGAACTTCATCATATGAACCATATTTCTCTAAAACGTATTTTGCAAGATCTTCTTCTTTTTTAGGCCATTGGTTGTAAATATCAGTTATATTGTTTAAAATTAGAATTAACCAATCTAAACCTTCGTCACCTGTTACTCTTTTAGCAACTTCAAATGGTTTAAGACCATCTGGTAGAGTTTGTACCTCAAACATGGTAATGTATTTGTTCAGATCATCTCTAATAGAGATTCTTCGGAATAAGTTTTTTACTAATTGGTAATTAAAGGATTCGTCATCATCTATTCCCTTTCCAATGTAACAATCTGGTAAATGTGAAAAATATGCCATTAGTAACCTTTTGTGATATCGTCGCCAGTTAGAAGTTTTACTTCGGTGAATTGCAGTGTTAGAACAACTGCTGGTACTGACATGTTTCTTATAGATGGATCTGCACTCATTGCATCAGGTTCAGCTCCAATTCGTTTTAATGCATTATACTGATTATCAGGAGTGTAGTTAACTCCAATAGCGGTACAGACAGAAGGCATTACTTTGAAATGTAAATTTGGTGTTATTTGTGGTACATCTGAGTTTGCTTCATCTGCTGCTAAACGTACAAATTCTATTTCAAATTTATTTGGAATTTTGAAGAATCTTTGAGATGTAGCATTTTGTCCAACTTGAGTGTTCCATAGGTCAGCATCCTTCCCAAAGTTCCCAGTAACATCCTTAAGTAGATCACTCCATTTATCATCATCATCTCCTTTTTTATCATTATACCTGCCTTCAGCACCTGATGATGGATTGTTTAAAAGATCACCACTTTGGAAGGTTGGGTGAGTACCTCTTTTGAAGTAATGTATTATTTCTTCTATTGTTTGACCTTCTTTTTGATTTCTCGCAAACATTTTAAAGTTAAAATTGTGCGATCTAAATGACATATTACTGAATATTTGTTCACTGTATGGGTTAAATATTCTTCCTTTAGTTAATGCTTGTAATTCGTTAGCACCTATGTTTCCTGCTAAACCTAATGCACCACTAAGACCAGTTGCTGCACCTGCAACTGCACTGTTTAGAAATTCTGGAGAAGCACCTTGAGCTGCTGCTTGAAGAGCATTAGTAAGTGTATCCATATCACCAAATGCTTCAGTTCCACCTGCTGCACCTAGCATTGCACCACCAACACCAAGATCTACTTTTCTATATGATGCATTATACGAAGTTTGTAAATTTGGTGGCATATTAATATAAACTGCATCAGGACCACCTACATATATCTTTTGAGCATTAGTCTGACCTAATGTTTCTGAAGAAAATGATACACCCTCATCAAATTTCATAAAGTATTGACGGAAACGTACATAGTCAATAGCCTCTGTTCCACCCCAAGAATCTGGGTTATCATTACTTCCTGGAACAGGAGCTTGTAGTGGATATCTGTATACTGTCAATTTCTTGCCTAAATATAACGTGACCTCTTTATATTTATGCGTTATAAACAAGGAAAGTACTTTCCTAATAATCCTAGAAAGTATAAAGGTAACTATCGCAATGTAGTATACCGTTCAGGTTGGGAACTTAAGTTCATGAAATTCTGTGATACGAATTCCAATATTACTGAATGGGGAAGTGAAGAAGTTAAAATTCCTTATATTTCGCCTCTTGATAATAAACGACATACTTATTACCCAGATTTTTATTTAAAAACTAATGGTAAAAAGTATATAGTTGAAGTTAAACCTTTTAAACAGACAAAGGAACCAAAGAAACAAAGGAAAATGACTAAAGGGTATATTACTGAAGTTATGACTTGGGGAGTCAACCAAGCAAAGTGGAAATACGCTACAGAGTATTGTAAAGATCACAATATGGAATTTATGTTAATCACTGAGAAGGAGCTTAAACCATAATGACATGGCCTAGAACAGCAACTGATACATCTACTGGTGCTATTAGAAAGCATCAAATGGATGGATATAATCCTGTCCCTCAAGAAGAAGCTGCACAATATCCTTCTTTACAGGAGTTTATGTCCTTTTCTTTAAAGGATAAAGATTATTCACCAAGTTTTACTAACCTATTTTCCTTTCATATTGCAACACCACCTATTTTAAAGAATAGGATTGGGATTACTATTGGTCATGATAATACTTTGGGACAAAGAGGGTCTAATTTAGTATCCGATTTAGGAAGACTTAAAAAGTCTCTTAATTATTATTGTCAAACAGTTACTGTACCTAGTAAACAAACTACAACTGGTGGAATTGTTAATGTCGGATCTGCATACAAATATGCCACAGGCACTGCATATAGTCAGATAAGTGCAACGTTTATTATACCCAGAAATCAACATTCAAGAAATTTCTTTGAGAGATGGATGGATTTAACTTCAAGAGATTCAAATCAATATAGTGAATATTATGATTTTTATGTTTCTCCTAGAATGTCGATTTATAAATGGGAAAGGAGACCAGGAGCAGCAATTTCAGGAGATAATTTAGCAGAACTTGCTGATGGCACTGATTTAAGCCAAATAAGCGATTTGAATGCAAAGTATGATATAACAGGTAAATGGGAATTGTGGAATGCGTTTCCATATAATCTTGGATCTATTCAACTTAATAATGATAGAGCTAGGTTAATGACACTAACAATTGGATTTTATTACGAGAGATATAGATTCTTTCCTAAAGATGCTTGGTATGTTGATGAAGTTGGTCCTATGAAAGATATTGCAATTCCTAGAGACGATCAAATTGATGCTACTAGAGATGCTAAAAGACTACAACATTTAGTTAAAGCTACTACATCTCAAATAGTTATAGGGTAAGCATATAAATAATTTTACTGAATTGAACTTTATATGGCATTACCTAAGTTAAATGTACCTAAGTACAAATTGAAACTACCGTCAGATGGTAGGACGGTGAATTATAGACCATTTCTTGTTAAAGAGGAGAAATTACTTCTTTTGGCAACCGAGACAGGTAATCAGGCTGATATAGTAACTGCGATTAAAACTATTATCACAGAATGTACAGATATACATGATGTTGAAGAATTACCTACTTTTGATATCGAGTTTGTATTCCTACAAATTCGTACCAAGTCAGTTGGTGAAGCTGTTGACGTATCTGTTATGTGTCCTGATGATAATGAAACTGAAGTGGAGGTTAAGATTCCTTTATCCGACATTAAAGTCATTAAAACAAAGGGACATAAGACTGATATTAAATTAAGTCCAGAGATCATTTTAACTATGGGTTATCCTAGTTTGGATAGTTTTGTTGAAATGAATTTTACTGGAGGTGATACACCTGGTGTTGATCAGATTTTTTCAATGGCTGCAGGATGTGTTAAGCAAATTTCAGATGCCGAAGAGGTATATGAAGCTTCTGATACTCCTAGAGAAGAATTGATTGAATTCTTTGATCAATTGAGTAGTAAACAATTTATGATGATTCAAGACTTTTTTGAAACTATGCCTAAGTTATCTCATACTGTTAAGGTAACTAATCCTAAGACTAAAGTTGAGAGTGATGTTGTACTTGAAGGATTGGCAGCTTTTTTCGGATAGCTCTTCTCCACCAAAGTTTGCAGAGTTATTATGAAGTCAATTTTTCGTTAATGCACCACCATAAGTGGCCAATTGAATTTATTGATAATTTAATACCGTTTGAAAAGGAGATTTATATGAATCTCTTGGTGGCATTTTTAAAAGAAGAAGAGCGAAGATTAAAAGCTCAACAAGCAGCTGAATCACGTGGAGGTTAATGGCTAAAATCTCGACTTACAAGTTTATTAATCCTGGAAGTTCGGGGAAAACCAGTCCAGCAATTCGTGCTGTCAGAAAAGGTATATTAGCTAAGAATAGAATAGGATCTACAATATCAGGTCTTAGTCTAGTTGTTGCTGATATGCGAGATATTGCATGGGCTAATGTTAAGCTTGATGTAATAGAATCAAAGTTATTAAGAAGGAAGGCACAAAGGCAAGCAGACCAAGATGCTGAAGATAAGACAGAAAATAATAAGATAGTTGGTAGGAAGTTAACAACTAAGAGGAAACCGACTACCAAAGAGAAGAAGAAATTTGGTGATATATTTGGATGGATGGGGAACGTTTGGGGTCCTATTGCCAAATTTATAGTAAGTCTTCTTAAATTTTATGTTGTAAAGGATCTCCTTGACTGGGTAGGCGATCCTGTTAATAGGG